TGCTATGCGTTTGAATTATTCTTGGAACTTAGCTAAACAATCAATGGGGATTGATGACCCCGAGTTTGTCCCATACGCCTGTAGACACACCTTTGCATCACGCTTGATACAGAAAGGAGTCGATATAACAACCATAATGAAGCTTATGGGTCATAAGAATATTCAAATGACCATGAGATACGCCCATCTTGCCCCTGCTAATCTGCAGGACGCTATTAACTTATTGGAGGAATAGATGATTAGATTAGTTAAATTTTTATTTAGTGGGTGTTTTCATTCGTGGGGAACCCAGCGAATAGACTCTCTAGATTATAGAACCGATTTCGGCAGTTCAGGTACCTGTTTGAGATACACTTTAAGGTGTAAGAAATGTGGTACTATCTGTAAGAAGGATTTAAAATGACTAAGACAATATTTGAAAGACAGTTAGACTTAGAAGAAGAAATGCGTGGTATGGGGGTAGCTCGTTTCCGTGAGGAGACTGAGCAAGCGAGAGCTAATGGTTTAGAGAGTACCACGAGCGGAGCCCTTAAGATAATGAGAGAAGCCTTTGAACCTCTTGTAGAAGGTGTAAAAACTTATAAGAAGGAGCAGGGGAAGAACGCGGGGAGACACCACGGAGCTTATCAGTTAATTAAAGATATGCCCTCAGATGTCTTAAGCTTCCTTAGTTTAAAAGTAGTACTTGATAAAATGTCTGAGAGTAGAACACTACAACAAGTTACTATTGCTATAGGTACTCAGATAGAAAATGAGAAGAATTATCTTAAGTTTAAAGATGAGTCTCCTAATCATTATAAAAAAGTTAAGAAGGACGTAACGAAACGTTCCAATAACGAGAGACATATACGAACAGTTCTAAAGCACTCAGCTAACAAAGATGATATAGAGTTATTTAAGTTTACAGTGCAAGAGAAACACACTGTAGGGGCTTTCTTGTTATCACAAATCATTACCCATACAGGTTTAGTAGAAATATTTAAACCAAAAACTAGAACCACTAAGTTCAAAAGTAAGTTACTTAGGGTACAGCCAACTGAGGCAACCACAGCTTGGTTAAAAGCCCATAATGCATCTTGTGAGCTTTTATCTCCAGTCGTTCTACCTATGTTAGTCCCCCCAAAAGACTGGACTACACCTCATAATGGCGGTTTTTGGTCTCCATTCATCACTGGACCTTTAGTTAGAAAGACTAATTATAATTACCTCGAAGATATTAATGGAGTAGATATGTGGGAGGTGTACCAATCCATTAATCACTTACAAAAAACTAAATGGAAAGTTAATAGAGAATTATTAGATGTTATTAATACAGCGACAGAACGTGATTTTAATATAGCAGGGCTACCCACAGGGCAGGAAGTTATTTTACCACCTGTTCCTCTAGATATGGATACAAATGAGAAGGCAAAGTTCCAATGGAGAAAACAAGCTTCTATAGCTTACACCGAGAACATCCGACAACGTTCCAAGTTTCTTTCGTTAAAGAAGAAGCTAAACGTAGCTAAGAAGTTTGTAGATGAAAAAGAAATATACTTCGTTTATAGTTTAGATTTTAGGGGTAGAGTATACCCTGCTCAAGTTTACTTAAACCCGCAAGGCGATGACTGTACTAAAGCACTATTGACTTTTGCCGAAGGTAAGAAATTAGATAATGAAAGCGGAGCTTGGTTAGCTTTACATGGTTCCAATCTATTTGGGTTCGATAAGGCGACTTTAGAAAAGCGTGTAGAGTGGACTGAAGAAAATCAGGATAAAATTATAGCTTGTGCAGAGTCTCCTTTTGAGAATAAATGGTGGACTGAAGCTGATAAACCTTGGCAATTCTTAGCGTTCTGTATGGAGTGGAGAGACTTCGTAGAGGACCCTGAGAACTTCGAGAGCTGTCTTCCAGTAGCGTTAGATGGTTCTTGTAACGGTCTTCAGAACTTCTCAGCAATGCTAAGAGACCCTATAGGCGGTAAAGCTACAAATTTAGTTCCGCAAGATGAACCCGCAGATATCTATAGAGAAGTAGCTGAAGTTGTAACTCGTAAGATAGAAAATTCTAACGACCCTTTAGCGAAACCTTGGGTTGGTTTTATATCGCGTAAGTTGGTTAAACGCCCCACTATGACTATGCCCTATGGTGCTACATTGACAGGCTTCACTAAGCAGTTAGTAGAAGAATTACAGACTTGGACTGATAACGGCTTACCCACACCTCCTATGCCTGAGGGTGGTTTTAAAGAGTGCGCTTATTTAGCTAAAGTTATTAAACAAAGCTTAGGTGAGATTGTGGTATCAGCTACAGAAGCTATGGACTGGTTACAAAAGGTGGCTAGAATTGCTTCAGAGGAAAACATTCCTATTCATTGGACTACTCCAGTTGGTTTTCCTGTTCTACAAGAGTACCGCCAAGCTTCTACCGCTAGGGTTCGTACTGAAATTGCAGGTACATTTTATCGAACTTTGATTAAGGCTAAGAATAGTGATAAAATAAACAAGAGACGTATGTCTGCAGCTATCAGTCCTAATTTTGTTCATTCGTGTGACGCAGCTCATTTAATACGAACTGTTAATTTGGCAGAATCTAATGATATACATGATTTAGCTATGGTACATGATAGTTTTGGTACTCATGCTTCAGATACGGCACAACTAGCATTACTGCTGAGACACGCTTTTGTTCAAATACACCAAGAGCACGATGTGTTGATGGATTTCTATAATGAGATAAAGTCCCAGGTTAGTAAACCCGATGAGTTACCTCTACCTCCAAAGAAAGGTAACTTAGATATTAACTTAGTATTAAACTCAGATTTCTTCTTTGCGTGATACTTAATGGCTACTGTAAGATATAAGAGGGCGACTATGAATTATAAAGACAGATTTAGATTTATTATGAATCCAAATGCAACCAGAACTAAACAGATATGTTTCTTAGTTATTGATGTGTTACAGCAGTTTAGAAAAGAAGATGTCGTAGTGACACTTGCTATTCTGTGGCTGATGGTTTGTGATAGATACAAACTAAAAACGTGGGAAGTGTTAGATACAGCTCAAGCTATTATTAATGATGCTTTCACTACAGACTTCAACGACCAAGACCAATTAAAAGCTTTAAAGGAATACATTAAAAATGAGCTCAAATGATATATTAATTAATGATACGATAGATAAACTACGTACAACAGGGATTGTTCCAATAGACCGTATTATGGACTTGACAGAGCAGGGAGTAAACTATAAACTATTAGAAGATAAATATTCTATACTCAACTGAGGAGAGACTAATGAAGTATACTGATATTATAAAAGGTTTTACTAAAACTTTAAAACAGTGTGAGAGCCGTATAGCAACATTAGAGATTGCTGAAGCGTCTACAGATGAAGTTATTCGTGAAGCTAAGAACAAGAAACAAGACTTTGTATCTGAGCAGATTCAATTAAGAAATTTAACAACAAACATTAATAATTTACTAGGTTAAGGAGAACAATATGACTGACAAGAAAGAACAAATTATTACACCAAAAGGTATTGTAGGCCCTTACCCTGCTATTGACCGTGTTGATTATGGGACTGACAAGTACCCAGATAAAGATGGGTCTTATAAGTGTGAGATTAGATTAGATAAAACATTACCTGCTACTAAGAAGCTAATTGAAAAGTTAGATGCTATGGTACCTGCTATCGAGAAAGAAGTAGAAGCGTTCAAGAAGAAGCAACTTAAAACTAAAGGTGAGAAAGTTGACATTACTTTGAATCCTTTATACCGCACAGTATACGATGAGGATGGTGAAGAAACAAACTTAGTAGCTGTTAAGGCAAAGACAAAAGCTTCAGGTATCAACAAGAAATCAGGAGAGAAATGGGAACGTCAGATTCCTATTCGTGATAGTCGCGGAACTTTGATTAAGAAGTCCTTGGGCATCAGTACTGGTTCAGAGATTAAGATGGCTATGACAGTAGGAGATATCTACGTTAATCCTAATGCAGGAGCAGGACGTGCTTTTTACTTAGACTCTATCATGTTATATGAATTAGTGCAATATGGTGGTGATAATCCGTTTGGAGATGAGGATTTAGAAGAAGGCGGGTATGAGTATGATGCCTCAGACGCTAAAGAACCTACTAACGATTTTGAAAAGGAAGATAATTCTGATGACGAAGAACCTGATTTTGCTGCATCCTAAGCAAGTCGTTACAGAAATCAAAGAATTACTAGGGGCTCCCACTATGGGGGCCTCTTTCTTTATTAATCCTGTACCCGCTTCGAGACCTAGAGTAACCCGATGGGGCGTTTACTATGGTAAGAATTACACAGCGTGGCGTAAGGAAGCCATGGAGTTGATAAAAGAACAGAGTGATACTATAGATTTATATGTAACGGTTATTGTAGAGAACATTGTTAAGAAGCCTAAGACATCTAAGAAAGATTATCCTAGAGGTGATGTTGATAACTATGCGAAGGCTCCCTTAGATGTTTTAACTAAGAAAGAATTTTGGACAGACGATGATATCATTGTGAACCTAATCACATCTAAAAGATTCGCGGAGCCTGATGAGGAAGAAAGAACGGAGGTGTCTATCTATGCTCATAAAGACACGTGAAGAAACTAAATATATTGTTCTAGTTTCTACTGGTACTTATCCTGATGATGAAACAACAGCCGAGCAGTCAAGAAAGACTGATACGAAGAAAGGTTTTCTTAACCCTTGCTTCCATTACTTTGTCGAAAGAGACGGTAACGTGGAGACAGGCCGAGAGCTGGATAAATTTAGTGGTGGTCTCAAAAGATTCAATAGACACGCTGTGACCGTTAAGTGGTCAGGTGGAAAAGATAAGCGATTAAAGAAGCTCGTTAATAATAATTTCACAAGTTATCAGAAAGAAACACTCTCTGATATCCTTGATGAACTAAGGGATTTATACCCTGATGCGCGAGTTATACACTACAATGATTTAATTAAATTAAAATAAAGCTTGCAATAGCTAGGAGGAGTTGATACTATGAGTATAAGAGATGAAGTTTACACACATCTTTTGGAGGTTGGAAACATATCAAGACTAGAGGCGTTAGGTCTTTATAATTGTTATGATATTGCAACCGTCATTAGAGACTTAAGACGCGGTACTAAGAAGCGTAAGAAGTTAGATATTATAACCGAGATGAAACGAGATAGGAATAATAAAACTTATGCAAGATACAACGTCCAAAGAAGAAAGTGTAATAGTTGAAAGTAAACTGCCGTGTGAGGAGTGTGGTTCCTCCGATGCTCGGTCAGATTACGATGATGGCCATGGGTTCTGCTTCTCATGTGAACATTACTACCCTCCTGAGGGAGAGGTCCTTTCTGAAAAAGCAGACCGTCCGAAGGGAAAGCAGTCCAATCTACTAGAGGGGGAGCATAAACCAGTTAGAGGTTTAAGTTTGGCCACCGTTAAGAAGTGGGGTGTGCAAGTCGTAAAAACACACGATGGAAGATTAGGATTAGCTTTCCCTTACTATAATAAGGATGGACAGAGAGTCGCACAAAAGATACGAACTAATGATAAGGACTTCTTATTTATTGGGGAAACTAAGAAACCTTTATTATTTGGCCAGCAGTTGTGGTCCAAAGGTAAGAAGATTGTTATTACAGAGGGTGAGATTGACGCAATGTCAGTCGCTCAGCTCCAAGGGAATAAATGGCCAGTAGTGTCAGTCCCCACTGGAGCTAAAGGAGCCGTTAGAGCTATCGGAGAACAGCTCACATGGCTTGAGGAGAACTTCGAGGACATTGTTCTAATGTTCGATATGGATGAACCAGGGCAATCTGCAGCCCGAGAAGTCGCCCTCATGTTCTCCCCAGGAAAATGTAAGATAGCCAAGCTACCTCTAAAGGATGCTAACGACTGTCTCAATAATGGGGAGAGTGCTTCAGTTATTGACCAAGTGTGGAACGCTAAAGAGTATCGACCAGATGGTATTGTATCCGTTGCTGATGTGTTACCTAGAGTTGGAGAAAAACCTGAATGGGGTTTAACATTACCTTGGAAAAGATTGTACGAATTAACATACGGTCTATTGATGTCTCAGGTATGGGTATGGTTAGCTGGGTCAGGTATGGGTAAGACAGAGTTCTTTAAGGCTATCATAGGACACGTTTTGAATACTACAGACCATAAGGTTGGGGCTATATTATTGGAGGAAGAGGCGCATGAAACGGTTGTGGACATCGCTGGTAAGATGGTGGGGAAAAGGTTTAACTCTCCTAACGTGGAGTACGATGAGGAAGAAAAAGAAAAAGCCTTGGCAGACCTCGCTACTAATCAACGCTTGTATCTGTATGACCATTTTGGTCATGATGATTATAATGCTGTTAAGTCTACCGTACGGCACATGGTTGCGGGTCTTGGGTGTAAAGTTATATTCTTGGACCACCTTACTGTATTTACAGATGGGGCAGGTTTTGAGGCTAATGCCTTGGGTGAGAAAATAATGAAAGAGCTTTCTTCTATGACACGAGAACTGAATTTTAATTTACAGGTTATCTCACATACACGTAAAGCGGACAATAAGTCTACTCCTGCGGAGGAAGGCGGTAGAGTTAAGATTGATGATGCTAAAGGGTCAGGTGCTATTAAACAATGGTCTAATGTAATCATTGGTTTAGAGCGCGACCAGCAAGCAGAGGATATCGAGGAGAGTCGAACGACAACCGTAAGGATTCTTAAGTCTCGTAAGTCAGGGCAGAATGTAGGGCAAACTTTAGATGTACTCTATGAACCTGAGACTGGAAGTTTAATTGAAGTAGATGAAATCAACCCATTCGAGGAGAAGCAAGATGATTAGTAGAGGTGAATTTGATGCTGTGTTTTCTAAGGGAGGACGTTTTGATTATCGGATTGACAGGCATCCTGGAGACCCTCTAGCAAGGCTATTACTGATGGATAGAAAAACTGAGGGTAGGTATGAGATGATTGTGCATCCTCAGGAAGACATAAGATGCTCTATAGATAAAGGAATTACTGAACTTCTTGAAAGAGAACAAGAGTATTATAGTAAGCACTGGTACTGCGCTAGACCCCCGCAGTACGGACCCAAGCAAGCTGAAAAGAGTATTACTAACAAACTAGATATTAAATTATTACTAATCAACTGAGGAGACTATTATGAAACTACAACCATTTAAAGATTTAATTAGCATGAGCAAAGAAAAACTTGATGCGTCTATGGCACCTATTCGTGCTAAGATGGTCAACGCTAAAGCAGATTTAAAGAAGGCAGAACTGGAGTCTGAAATCTTAAAACTAGAGACTGACATCACTGAAATGTGTGTTGATAAAGATTTGGATTTAGAGGAACTTCTAGATGCTTTAGACGAAGTAGCTTTATTAGAGCGTAGACTACAGCAGTACTCTAATGTACTAGAACAACTATTCCCTAAGAACTAAGAACACAAAGGAGCCACAGAATGAAGAAACCTAAGCTATACGTAGGAAAAGAAATTGTAGGAGAGACTGTTATCTCTAGGAAGATAGATGGTGTTAGAGCTAAGCTATGTCCTAAGACACAAACTGCTACATCCTTTAACGGAAAACCTTTACATGGTTTAGATAACGTTTTGCAGTCTATAGAACAAGAGATGGACGTAGAAATATTCTGTGGTTCTTTTAAAGAAACTATTGAGATTGTTAGGTGCTCTAAGAATCTACCAAGACAGGTTAAGATGGAAGAGATATTCTCTATAACACCTTTAGATGATAGGCTTTTGTTGTGTAGGGTAGATTCTCCCTCTCCTGAATTGATTGAGAGTTTACTATTTGACGTTCTTATGCGCGGTGATGAGGGTTTAGTTCTCACCACTCCTACTAAGTGGCTTAAGGTTAAATCTAGTGAGACACATGATGTAGTCATAACAGATTTAATTGAGGGTACTGGACAGTTTAAGGGTAAGCTGGGTGCCTTTATGACCTCTAAGGGTAAAGTAGGGACTGGGTTTTCCCACGCAGATAGAGAGTTATACTACAAGCCAGAGCTTGTGGGAACAGTAATAGAAGTAGAATGTATGGAGCTAACAGAGGCAGGTAAGTTTAGGCACCCTCGTTTCCTTAGACTTCGCTTTGATAAAGATGCTAAACATTGTGGAGAGTGAGATGAAAGAATATGTATTCGATTTGGAAACAGACGGACTATATGATGAAGCCACAAAGATACATTGTTTGGTGGCGTATGACCTCAATACGCAAGAGGTCCATCGTTTCCATCCAGCTACTATCGCAGAAGGAGTTAGGCTTTTAGAAGAAGCTGACCATCTTATAGGGCATAACGCTATCAACTATGATATACCTGTTCTTAAGAAACTGTATCCTAATAAGAAGTTTGAGTGTAAAGTATCAGATACACTTGTGATGTCCCGAGTAATCTATACGGACATCTATACGTCTGACTTAAAGCTTGGTAAGAAGATGCCTAAGGACGTGCGTGGTAGACACTCCTTAAAATCTTGGGGCTATCGTTTGGATTTCTACAAGGGAGACTTTGGGGAGACTAGCGACTGGTCTGCGTACTCTGAGGATATGTTAGACTACTGTGAGCAGGACGTTATGCTGACCGCTAAAGTTCTAGAGCACTTCAAAGGTAAACCTAACTACTGGAAAGAAGGCTCAAGGTGTCTAGAGATAGAACATAAGTTCGCTACTATTATTGACAGACAGGTTAAGAATGGTTTCACCTTTAATGAGAACGCTGCTTCTATTCTGTATTCTGAGTTAGTCGCTAAGAGACATAAGATAACTGAGGAGATGGCTGATGCTTTCGAGGGTTGGACTACAAATATGAAGACACCTCAGTATTATATCTCAGGTAGGCACAAGGCAGATAACAAGACTAAGTTAATTAAGAAGTTAAAAGAGACCTATCCTGTAGGAGCCCTTCGTACTAAACATATTAATGATATTGAAGCAGGTCCCTTTAAAACAAAGCACGTTCCTTTTAATCCTGGGTCACGTGCTCATATTGCTAGGGTGTTCACTGAGAAATACCAATGGAAACCTAAAGAATACACGCCTAAAGGAGGACCTAAAATTGACGAAACAATACTTTCCAAACTTAAATATCCTGAGGCACGTCTACTATCAACGTACTTCCTCCTTGACAAAAGAATTGGACAGCTTGCAGAAGGAAATCAAGCTTGGCTCAAACTTCTTAAAGGAACTCGTATTCATGGTTCTGTCAACACCAATGGAGCTGTTACTGGAAGGTGTACTCATTCTCATCCTAATGTGGCGCAAGTTCCAAGTGTTCGTGCTCCGTATGGTGAGGAGTGTCGTAGTTTATTTATCCCGCGTGACGGTTGGAAGTTAGTAGGTGCTGATGCTTCGGGTTTAGAGCTTAGATGTCTTGCACATTACATGGCTTTCTGGGACAAAGGTGCTTATGCGAAAGTTGTTGTGGATGGAGATATCCATACAGAGAACCAGAACGCTGCAGGTCTACCTAACCGAGATATGGCTAAGACATTTATCTATGGCTTTCTCTATGGCGCAGGTGATGCTAAGATAGGGAGTATTGTTAATGGGTCTAGGATTGTTGGTAAAACTTTACGTGCTAGGTTCCTTAAGAAAATCCCAGCTCTCGATAAGCTCGTTAAGAGTTCTAAGAAAGCCTCTAAGAAAGGTTACATCCAAGGGTTAGATGGTCGTATCTTAAGCGTTCGTTACGAACACGCAGCTCTTAATACGCTACTACAGAGTGCAGGTGCTGTCATTATGAAGCAAGCTTTAATCAACGCAGATGAAGCTTTACAAGCTGATGGTTATATTCCTGGTGAAGACTATGAGTACTGTGCCAACGTACATGATGAGATACAGCTAGAATGTAAACCTTCTATAGTAGATAATGTAGGTAAACATTTGGTAGAAGCTATGAGAAAGACTACTCAAGATTTTAACTTCCAGTGCCCTTTAGATGGTGAGTATAAGGTAGGTGATTCATGGGCCGAAACACACTAGTAAGTAATATGCTTAGTACTGCTAAACGTAGGGCTAAGAAACATAATGTTCCCTTTAGTATCACTAAAGAACACATAAACATCCCAGAGACTTGTCCTGCTCTTGGGGTTAAGATAGGTAAGTCTAAGGGGTTCTCAGGACCCTTTAGCCCTACTCTTGATAGGATTGTACCTGAGATGGGCTATGTTCCTGGGAATATCTTAGTGATATCCTCAAGAGCTAATCAGATTAAGACGGACGCTACGTGGCGGGAGATACAATCTCTTGCTGATTTTTACAAAGAATATATAATTAAACATTTTGGAGGTTAGAATGAAAACAAAAGATAGATTACTAAGAGGGGCTCAGACTAAATTGGCTTACTTACTTGGACGTTTAGATAGTGTACTAGAAAAACATGACCCTATGCTAGATAGTGCTTGGGATTTATTATCAGAGTTGGAAGGTCTAGAAGATGTTACTACTAATTGATGCAGATATTCTAGTGTACCGTACAGCGTGTGCAGTAGAAACTAAAACAGACTGGGGGGATGGTAAGATAACTTACGATGCCACTTTAGCTAACGGTATTAAAACTTTAACTAATCATATAGACCGTATAGGAGCTCGTTTCGATTTCCCTGAGATGCTCTTTTGTTTCTCAGATAGTAAGAACTTTAGGAAGACTATCTACCCTCAGTACAAAGGGAATCGTGAGGGTACCCATAGACCTATCTTATTAGCTAAACTAAGGAAGCACGTGGAGGATAACTATTCAGCACGTAGTGAGAAGTTCTTAGAGGCTGATGACTTATTAGGTATCTTAGCGACATCTCCTAATAAGGAGGAACGTATCATTGTTACTATTGATAAGGACCTTTATCAGATACCAGTAGATGTTTATAATTTTGTTACAGATGATTTATCTAAAGCAAAGGATAGAGATGGAGTACGTCTACATTATATACAGATGCTAACTGGTGATACCGTGGACGGTTATGCTGGATGTCCTGGTGTGGGCCCTAAGGCAGCTATAGAACTCCTAGATGACCCAAGACGCTGGGAGACTTATGAACACGTGTTTAAACGTGGACCTCGTAAGGGACTCTCAGAGGAGCGTTGGAAGCTTGGGGATAGCTGTAGTATCTGGGAGGCTATTGTTTCTAGATACTGGAAGGCAGGACTGTCTGAAGAACAAGCTTTAGTACAAGCGCGTATCTCTAAGATACTACAATATGAAGATTACCCTAACAATCAAATTAAACTATGGAGACCAGAAGACGATGAATAAACAAGACTTCTTTCATTACCACCAAAAATTTACTAAAAAAATTCTAGACATATCTCAAAAGAAGAACACTGATTATACTGGGGAAACGACAGACCCCTTTGCTAACTTCTCTGCTGTAGAGCGTAATGGATTAACTTCTACTGAAGTTGGGTTCATGGTACGAATGACAGACAAGATGCAACGTCTCACCTCCTACGTACAGAATGGCAAGTTATTAGTAGAAGATGAGAAGGTCGAGGATACTCTGATGGACTTAGCTAATTACTGTATTCTATTCTCCGCTTACTTAGAAAGTCAGAAGGAAGACACTCAGATAGACTTAAACCTAGAAGGTCCTGTAACAGCTACAGACGTCCTAGCTAGTCGAGATGGTCCTTTCTGGGAAGGTAAGCGTTAAGTCTTTACAACTAAACAACAAAACCAATAATGGATACTTATAGGAGTATATTCCCATGTCAGATGATGACAAATTTAAGATTACACTACAAACAGCCCAAGCAATCTCAGGATTACTAGAGGAACTAAAAGAAAACTTTCCGAACACCTTACCTACTAAAGAAGTGTCTGAAGGTGAACTAAGGTTTCTCCAAGGGCAACAGAAAATTATTTCCTACATTGAATACTTATTGGATGTAGATGAGGAGGAATAAATGACTATAACCGTTAGACCAATTAGAGCATCTGATGAGGATGCCTTTGTGGTCTTGGCTAAGAGAAACGTAGATGAAACCTTACAACACCTTTCTTTCGAGGAGGATGTCGTGAGGTTTTACTTTAGGTACTCATTGAACCAAGACTCAATACACATCTTTGTAACCCAGACATCTGAAGGAATCCTTACAGGTTTCATGGTGGCTAATCTAGAACCTTACTTATTTCGTAGGGGTTTCTTAACGAGCCAAGAGGTGTCTTATGTTCTACCAGAATACCGAGCGACACGCTCAGGTGCTTTGTTACTACATAATTACGAAACGTGGTCTAAGGCTAGAGATGTTGATGAATCTTTCGTGGGTATTGCTAATGGTGTAGAAGCCGAACGTAAGCTCCGTTACTTTGAAAGAAAAGGCTACGAGCGTGTAGGCTATTACCTCAGAAAGATTAAATCAAATGAAGAAACTACATCCAGTTAATTATAAAGGTGGTAGCAAATCTGGTAAGATTCCTACACCTGCCCCAGTCCCTACGATTGAGGAGAAAGAACCTGACGTTCTAGTTACAGGTTCCAAAAAGAAACGCCTAGAAAAGAAAGCTCCTTCTAAAGGATTGAATCGCTTTCTAATTACACCCCAGTCTAACACTGGCTCAGGTGCTAACGTACCCGAATAAAACCCAAAGGTAAACTAATGAATATCAAAACGATTGCTGGCTCCTACAAGGGGCTGGAATCGGTGCGTGACCAATTCTTAGACCGTGGCCGAATGTGCGCCGAATTAACTATTCCATTCCTATTACCAAGAGAAGGACATACAGCTTCTAGTGAGTTGTACACACCTTATCAAGGCTTTGGGGCGAGAGCTGTTAATAACCTTGCGTCTAAGTTACTGCTTGCACTGTTTCCTACTAATGGTCCATTCTTCCGATATACAGCAGTAGAAGCTGATGTACAAGAGATGGAACAAACAGATAAAGAGTTCCGTACTAAGATTGAAAAAGGTCTTAAGGATAGAGAGAAAGTTGCAATGGCTGAGCTTGAGAGCACACCATTTAGAGCACCATTCTTCCTAGCACTCAAACTACTTATCACCTCAGGTAACGCTTTGATACACTTAGGAGATGACGACAACATCCGTGTGTTTCGTTTAGATTCCTATGCTGTCCGTAGAGATACCTCAGGTAATGTACTAGAAATTATTACTAAAGAGATGGTCAGTCCATTAACTTTAGATGAAGATGTCGTAGCAGAAGCTAAGATTAACATGACACCAAAAGATGATGGTACTCCTATTGAGGAAGTAGCTATCTATACACGTGTTATGCGTACCTCGAAGAACTGGACAGTTCATCAAGAAATCAATGAAGTAAACATTAAGTCTGCTGAAGGGTCTTATCCATTAGATGATAACCCTTGGTTGCCTTTACGTTTCTCTAGAATTGATGGAGAAGATTATGGTCGTGGTTTAGTTGAAGAATACTTTGGAGACTTCGTGTCTATCGAAGGATTACGTAGAGACCTTACAGAGGGTTCTGCTGCTATGTCTAAGGTTGTATTCTTAGTTAAGAAGAATGGCCAGACAAGAATTAAAGACGTATCTAGCGCAGAGAATGGTGACGTTAAAGCGGGTGATGCAGATGATGTGTCTGTTATCCAAGCTGAGAAACGTGCTGACTTTTCCGTTGTACGTGAAACATACAGAGATGTAGAAACTGAGTTAGCTAAAGCTTTCTTATTGAACAGCTCTGTACAGCGTAATGCCGAACGTGTTACTGCAGAGGAGATTAGATTTCTTGCAAGAGAACTGGAGGATACCTTAGGTGGTGTTTACACTATTCAGTCCCAAGAGTTCCAATTACCTTTCATTAGTATCTTTACGAAACGCTTAGAGAAATCTAAGAAGTTAGCTAAGTTACCTAAAGGTTCGGTATCTCCTACTATTATCACAGGTCTGTCTGCTTTAGGTAGAACTGATGACCTCGATAAGATGTTACAATATGCACAGATTGCTACTCAGGTTGCCAACTTACCTCCTGAATTAAATCGTACTACATTCTTAGAACGAGCTGCAACAGCATTATTTATCGACCAAGATGGTCTAATGAAATCACCTGAAGAATTACAGGCTGAGCAAGCACAACAACAACAGGCTCAGTTATTACAGGATGCAGGTCCTGGTGTTATTCAAGAAGCTATAAAAGGAGCAAATACAAATGGCGAAGAAAAGTAAAACTAGTAAGAAGACAGTTAAGAAAGCTGTAAAGAAAACTAAAGAAGTAACTCAAGCGGAAGCTAAGGTAGCTGAAGAAACTAAAGATTTAGCAGAGGCTAAGGCGGAACAAACTGAAGCTAATACTGCTGTAGAAAAAGAAGCTACTGAGTTGGCCGAAGCCAAAGTAGAACTTACAGAAGCTGAGGCTGAAGCAAAAGAATTAGCTGAATTAAAAGAAGCTACAGATAAAGCTGAAGCAAAACGTACTGCTAAAACTGAAGCACCTCAGGTACAACTTACAGATAAAGAAAAAGTTGCTGATGGTTCTGTAGAGAAAAAGATGTTAGCTAAAGTTCAAGCCGATGCTAAGAAGCGCGGTAAGACTGCTGAGCTATGCCCTATCAATGGCACTATCATTATCAGATAATATAATAGAGGAGATTAAATATGACTGAGACTAATGTAACAGAAGGTGAATCACATAACGAACACACAGCCCCTAAGGATATCGTAGATAACGATGGGAAACCTGTGACACCTACAGAGCCTAAAGAAGGCGAAGGACAAACTGTAGAATCGTTAAGTAAAGCCTTGGCAGATACTAAAGCCGAACTAACAAGATTACAACAGGGCGAAGCTAAACCTAAAGAAGGTGAAGGCGATGAACCTACTGACAAAGATAAAACTAAGATTCCTGAGAAGGAAGAAGGCGAAGAAAAAGATACCGTTAAAGAAGAAGCTATTAAAGCTGGTGTTGATTTTCCTGCGCTGTCTACAGAATACGAAACGACTGGTAAGTTATCAGAAGATACGTATGCTGACTTAGAAACTAAAGGATTTCCTAAGCAAGTTGTTGATGACTACATTGCTGGCCAAGTGGCTCGTAATGACGCACAAACAAAAGCTCTTAGTGAAATCGTAGGTGGTGAAGAAAACCTCCCTCTCGTGATGGAGTGGGCTGCGGAAAACTTAACACCTGAAGAAATTACAGCTTATAATACTGCTGCTAGTGGTTCTCAAGCACAAGCTAAATTAGCTTTGCAAGGAGTTCACGCTCGGTACGTGGAAGCTGAAGGCTCTACACCTAATTTGGTGAAAGGTCAAAACACGAATAACGCATCTAGTGATGTGTTCAAATCTTCTCATGCCATGACTAAGGCTATGGAAGACCCTCGCTACTGGAAGGACCCAGACTACCGTCAAGAAGTGACGGATAAAGTTGAACGTTCGTACAGAGCGGGTACTATTTAAGTCTAAATACAAATGTATATCATGCAGACAATACGACCCTAATACGTTAGGATTACCGTGGAATACACATGAGTTACTAGGATAAAGACTACAACCCTAAACTCAACTTAAACTTAAAACAAAGGTAAACTAATAATGGTTACAACTTACAATAAACCTGGTCAAGCTAATGGCGCAGGTGCTGACGATGCACTCTTCTTGAAGATGTATGGTGGCGAAACAATGGCATCTTATAATGCTGCAAACATCATGGAACAGTATCACATGGTCCAAACAGAATCTGCTGGTAAATCATTCCAGTTCCCTGTTATTGGTCGTGCTAACGCTGTCTACTGGGATGGTGCAACAGAACTTGAAGGTGAAACAATCAACAGTAATGAAGTAAACATCACACTTGATGACCTTCTTTACCATGATGTGTTCATCCGTCAAATTGACGAACTACGTGACCACGTAAGTAAACGTCAAGAGTTCTCTAAGCAACAAGGTGAAGCTTTGGCTAACCGCTTCGATGCTAACGTTCTACGTACGATGGTTCTAGCTGCGCGTACTGGTCCGACTATTACTGGTCAAGAAGGTGGTACTGAGATTGTTGATGCTGATGCAAAAACAAACGGTGCTTCTCTAGCTGCGAGTATCTTCTCTGCTGCTACAAATCTTGATGAGAAATTTGTTCCACAAGGTGAGCGTACTGCTTTCGTTAAGCCAGCACAATACTACTTGCTTGCTCAAACTACTGATGTTATCAACCGTGACTGGGATGGTGCTGGTTCTTACAGCTCTGGTCTAGTTCACAAAGTTGCTGATATTGGTATTCAGAAAACTGTTAATCTACCAGTTGCAGACGATAGCGCAAATGCTGCAGTCCCTACAAAATATCAAGGTGACTTCTCTACTACTGCTGCTGTTATCGCACGTCCAGGAGCTGTGCGTACTGTTAAACTTTTAGGTATCTCTACTGAGATGGATTACAAAACAGAGAAACAAGCTACACACTTAGTATCTAAGATGTACTTGGGCTCTGGTGTAAACCGCCCTGAAGAAGCTGTAGAAATCAAAACAGCCTAAACTAATTTAGGTGTTCTCCTCCACCTATTTAATGGTCTCGCCTTTTAGGCGGGGCCTATTTCAAAACTGTTAAAGGATACTATAATGTCATTAAACCCCACAACTAAACTAGAAGCTGTCAATATGTTACTAGAGGGTATCATGGAATCTCCTGTGAACTCTGTAGATGGCAGTGGATTACAAGAGGCTGACTTAGCATCCGTAATGATTGATAGGGTATCTCGTGAAGTCCAAAAGAAGGGCTGGCACTGGAATACTTTAATCAACTATACGATTACCCCAGATACTGATGGAAACATTATATTACCTTCAGCTACTCTAGGTGTTGATACGATGGGGCCGAGCTGTAACTTAGATTTGGTACAGCGTGGTTCTAAATTGTATGACAGAGAAAACAACACTTTTGAAATAGGAAAGACAGTGACTACAGAGCTAGTCCTAAACTTACCATACGATGAACTACCTGAGAACGCAAGATGGTTTATAGCTGTCCGAGCGACTCGTAAGTTCCAACAGAAACAATTAGGTTCCTCAGAACTCTCTGACTTTGATAGAGGTGATGAACAGGAAGCCTATTACGATATGATTGATGAAGAAGCTGATACACGTGATTACAACGTCCTCAGAGATTCCTTATCCGTTAGTCGTAAATTAAACCGAACACACTTTTCTTCAGGGACTTAATTATGCCACTAATACATGAGACTATTCCACAATTCTTCAATGGGGTTTCCCAACAAGCACCTAACTTACGTAGGACTTCCCAAGTTGAAACACAGTTGAATTTGTTCTCATCTATTGCCGATGGTATTCTCCCTAGACCTCCTACGATTAATCAAGGGAAAGTCTCTACGACTCCTTTAGGTAACGTATATCACCACACGATTGATAGAGATGATACTGAGCAGTATAATGTTATTATTGAAGATGGAGCTATCTCTGTATACGATATGCAAGGCGTTGCTCAAACAGTTACTTATCCTGCAGGAACAAGTTACTTAAACGCCTCAGACCCTAAGACTGATTTTGAAGCTATTACAATTAAAGACTTCACATTCATATTAAATAAAACTACTGTAGTAGGTCAAAACTCTATTACACCAGGCACGATTGATGGTACCGCTCAGAGGTTCTCAAGCTTAAAAGATATTGATGCTGCTAATAATGCTATCGCAGGTAGTGTCTACGAAATTGCTGGGGATGATAATGATGCTTTCGATAGTTACTTTGTTATTAAAACTATTGAATCCTCAGATAACGATGCAGACACTTGGGAAGAAGGTGTAGACCCTACAGCTACTTCAGACTCCTTAGTTGCCTCTACGATGCCCCATCAGCTCGTAAGAACTGGACCGTCTACTTTTGAATTTCAAACAGTACCTTGGACATCTAGACTTGTCGGGGGAGATGTGTCAAATCCTTTCCCTTCTTTCACAGGTAATACGATTAACGATATGTTCTTGTATCGTGATAGATTCTGTTTCTTATCATCTGATAATGTCATATGTTCTGAGCAAGGTGCTGATAACTACTTCAACTTCTTTAGAACAACAGTAACGCAGGTTCTAGATAGTGACCCTATTGATGTCTCTGCGAACATAAGAGAAGTTACTAATTTATTATATGCTGTCCCATTTGATAACAAGCTTATCTTGTTCTCTGAGAACTTACAGTTTACTATGGGTGACAGTGATTTACTTACACCAACAACAGTAGAAATTAAACCTACGACTAACTTCGCTACAAGTAATAAAGCTCGACCTGTTCTTGCAGGACGTAATGTTTACTTTCCTTTTGAGCGAACTAACTTCACAGGGTTTCGTGAATACTTTGTAGATACTGATACAGCTCAGAATGATGCTGCAGATATTACTAAACACGTACCACGTTATATCCCTAAGGATGTCTTTAAGATTGCCTCTAGTTCTAACGAGGATTATCTTTTAGTACTCACTGAGGAAGAACCTAACATTGTCTATGTGTACCAATGGTACTGGGGACAATCCCAAAGTGGTCTAAGCAAGCTTCAAAGTGCTTGGCACAAATGGGACTTTGGTGAAGGTACTAAGATATTAAACTTAGATTTAATAGATAATATTGTTCACTATATTGTGGAACGTGAAGGTGAAGTCTTTCTTGAGAGAATGGATATGTCCACTCGTAACTACGATGGCGAACTACCTTACCAAGTTAGACTAGACCGTAGACTAGACCTTACTGGTGTCTATGATGCCATTACAGGGTTTACTACATGGACGTTACCTTTTGCTACATCAGAGACGATGGTTGTCGTTAGAGACGATGGGTTCACTACAGATAAAGGATTAGCTATCTTAGGTACTGAGCAACCTACTACAACTACTATTGAGGCTTTGGGAGACTTCTCAGAGTCCAGTTGTTTCGTGGGTATCGAAGCGTACCGAGAGATGGAAATAAGCCCTCTATTTGTACGACAAAGCTCATCTACAGGCGGTTCTATTGCACGTCTTGGTGGTAAGCTAAAGATTAGTAAATTCAAGTTCTCCTACGCAGATACTTCTTTCTTTGAGGTAGATGTTACACCTAAGAATAGACCTACTAGAAATAGAAAGTTTAATACTCCTATTGGTTCTGATGAGCTGACTATTGGTCAGGCTTTACCAGCTACAGGTATCTATTCAGTCCCTGTGTTATCACAAGGTGACACAACAAAGATTAAAGTAAAGAGTAGCTCTTATCTTCCTTTTGCTATTACAGCAGGAGAGTGGGAAGGGTTCTTTCATTCACCTGTAAGATAAAGGAAACTTAGATGTTTAAAGCGGAGCCTATTAATTTAACAGAGAAATACAGCACATATAAATCATGGTGGAAGGATTGGGGATGGCAAGGCTTTCCTAAGCAGTTCTTACCTAATGAAGGTGTACGAGTTACACATGATGGTAAAGATGTATGCGCTGTATTTATATACATGACACAAACCCCTATCTTTTGGTTGGAGAATTATATCTCTGATAAAAATGCAGATAGGGAACTACGTGATGAAGCTCTAAATTTCTTAATAGATGAAGCTCTAAAGAAAGCTAAAGAACTCGGTGGTGGCATAGCGATGTCTGCAGTAAACAGTACATCTCTTAAGAAGCGTTTAGAACAAAAAGATTTTAACAGAACAGACGAAAACCTTTGTGGTTTCGCAAGGAGGTTATAGATGGCAGTAGCTACTTCTACCGTACTTATTGGTCTTGCCGTGGCGGGTGGTGTATCAGCAGCAGTACAAGCTAAAAATGCAGCCGATGCTCAGGAAGAAGCCAATGAAGCTAGCCGTGGATTAATCGTCCGTAACCAAGCGTTACAAATACAGGCCCTTCAAAACCAAGAAGACGAAGATACCAAACGAGCCACAGAAGCTCAATTAGATGCACAGAGACAAGCTAATGCTGCGGTGTCCAGCGCAAGAGTATCTGCAGGAGAATCTGGTGTTGCTGGGTTATCAGTAGATGCTCTATTGAATGACTTGAACTTCCAAGGAAACGAAAACTCATTTGATATTGCAGAGAACTTAGACTTCAAACAAAGACAAAGACAGTTAGAGATTGAAGGCTTAGGTATTACTACAGAGTCCCAGATTAATCAGCTACCTGCAGTACAACAACCCGACTATTTAGGGATTGCTCTGAATACAGGAGCTAATGCTTTTAGTGCTCACCAAGCAGGAGATATTAGTGGAGGAAGTAGTACTTTCGACCCTTCTAAACAAGCTCCACCTACGAAGCCTATTACAACCACATAGAGGATTAAATAATGCCTAGACAAGATACACCTGACTTACCAAAAGTTAATCTGGCTCCAGTAGCTCGACAAGTTAATACTTTTGTCCAAGGTCGTAGAGCCTCTCCTAGTAATACAGCAGGACAACTTGCACAAGCACTTCAAACAGGAAGTAAGATTATCAAAGGTATTGATGATAAGAAAAGACAGGACCACCTAGACCAAGTTGAAGTAGACATACAACGTGCTACAGATAATAAACTTAATGGTGGTAATCTATTCAATGATACTTACCGAGATAACATTGCTGACTATGAAGAAATCAAAGGCACCTTAAAGACACCTGAAGATGCTGCACAGTATTTCTTAGAAAGGAACCAGCAGACCTTTCAGGACCCACATGAACAAGCTGGGTATGATGCAAAGCTTAAAGAGAAGTTTGCTGATTTCCGTGCAAGTCACAATAAGTACTTGGTAACAGAGAAGATTAAAGGGCGTAACATTGCCTTAACAAAGTCCTTCTATAACGATGTACTAGATGGTAAGACTGGAGATGCTTTCGCTAATATGAAGCAAGCTGCAGATAACTATGGTGCTAAAGCCACACAAACAAATGGACTAGTATTAGAGTCAGTTAAAGCTATGCTTGCTCAAGGCCGTGTAGACAAGGCCGAGGAGGTTCTAAACTTCCAACGTGGTCCTGCTAAGTCTCTTGTAGAAAACCCTGAGACTGCTGAAGAAGCTGGTCGATTATTAGAACGTGTCGTTGATACTCGTGAAGGAATTAAGAACGCTCGATTTGAGGACCTTAAGGTTCAAAACAGAGTTAATGAAGAACAGAAGATTCAAAACGAAAATGCTTTCTATGATGAAGTATTCAACGATGAATCACTAACCAACACACAGAAGATACTTAAGCTTGAGAACGCTAAAGGTAACTTCGAGATATCTGATGATTTCCATTCAACACTTAAGCGTACCTTAACAGCACGTAAGGGTAACGAAGGTGACACGGATACTGCAGTCTATGCTGACATCATTACGAAAGTAAATAACTTAGCAACCACTTCAGGAGGCTCAGGTAGTACAGCTAATGCTGATTATCTTAAAGGTCTAAGGAACATTCGTGTGGAAGCTGAAGAAGCTATCGCTAATGGTTCTATTAAAGGTGGTGATGATGCAGACAAACTACGTAAACAAATCTCTAGCCTTTCTAATAAGAAAGAAGCTGAAGCACTTGCTTCAATCGCTAGAATATTTAAGACAGACGCTACTAAATATATTGATAGTAACGTAGCCCCTGAGAACAGAGGTCACATTATTAAAGATGTATTCTTTGCTACTGAAGAACTTAGAGCTCGTGAAGCTGAAGCTAAAGAAAAAGGTGAGAAGTTTGACAGTAAAGCTGAGTATCTTAAGATGACCCAAGAGACTATTGGGAAGTTCAAAGAGAAGCAGATATTAAAATCACAAGAAGCTGTCTCTCGTTTTAAAGATGAAGACCCTGTGGGTGTTTATATGAGAGACAATGGACTTACTGATGAAGACATTAGAGCCCAAGCTCGTAAGCACAATACAACTCCTGAGCGTGTTCGTGAGAAGCTTTTAGAGAAACTACAACCTCAAGGTGAAGAAAGTCAATCTGAGCTGAAAGGCGGTATGGGTAATGATGCTATATTAGAAGTTGTAGGTCTTGCCGAATCTAAAGGTAACTACAATATTGTTTATGATGGGTCTGCTACTGGTAAAGAAATTAACTTAACATCTATGTCAGTTGGTGAAGTTCTAGAGATGCAAGCTAAGAAGCGAAAAGACGGAATGGCTTCAACAGCATCTGGTAAATATCAGTTCATCTATAAGACCCTTAAAGGTCTAGTAGAAAACAATGGTATTGATAAGGACGCTAAGTTTGATGAGAGTATGCAAGACGAACTTGCAGGACACTTATTGAATAGTCGTAGACGTAAAGCTACCGATGAGAACGGTAATTTAGATAAAGCTAAGTTCGCTAAAGAGATTGCTAAAGAGTGGGCTTCGATGCCTAAAGATAGTTCAGGTCGCGGTTATTATGATGGCGATGGTTTAAACAAATCACTGGTACCTTTCTCTAAAGTGGAGGAAGTATTGGCCAGTTTATAAATGAGGTAAGATATGGTTTCAGATAATACGCTTTCGCAAGGCACACCACAAGATAGTGGTATACAAGAAAACGCTCCAGCGACTACACTCTTAGATGAGTTAGAGTTTGGTGAAGAAGATATTGTACAGCCTACACAGGAAGCTGCGACTGAAAACGTACCTGTCCGAGACACATCGTTACTAGATAGTCTTACATTCGATACAGCCGAAGAAAATGCCAACTCAGTTCAAGGCGTATCTTTAGATAACATGGACCCACAAGCCAGTCTTGAGGTGATGCATGAAGGGGACCAATTAGAGTTCCTTGCTAAAGGTATGTACGATGATGAGCAGATTGAAGCTATTAGAGCTAAAGGTCCTATCGGGTTCTGGGAAGCTAAAGACTTTATCGACTACGAAGATGTTCTTCCTGCAGGTGGAGTATTTAAAGCTATTGAAGCTGGTACTCTTTTGAAAGCAGCAGATAACCTAAAGAATGGTAAAGAACTTTCAGTAGGTCAAGAAGAACTTATGCAACAGTTCATTAAAGAACGTGTTGAAATTGGTCTCCGTACAATGTCTACAGGTGGTTCTATTGCCTCAGGTCTAATGCAGATGCCAGCGTTTATGGTAGAGTTTATTGCCTCAGGTGGGGCTGGTAAAGTTGCTGCCGTTGGTGCCGAGAAGGGTATCAAGAATAAGGTTAAGAAAGCTCTCGTAGCTACAGCAACTACTTCAGTTGCTCCTGCGTTACTACCTAGATATGCTGCAGGTGTGGGTGAAAGACGTGTCAATCAATCTATGGCCCTTACAGATAAAGGCGATTTGATTGCCAAAGAATCTGTAGAGAGCCCAGCGAAGACTGCTTTAATGGCCTTAGGACACCACGCTATCGAAGTGGGTTCTGAGATGTCTGGTGGGGCCTTAGCTGAAGGTGCTAAGTTTATTATGAAGCCTGTTACTAAAGCAGTCTCTCCGATATTATCAGACACTGTTAAGCCTATCCTAAAGACTTCAGTAATGTCAGGTCTAAACAAACTACCTGCTAGTGCTCGTATTGCTCTATTCAATGCTGCAAAAGAAAGTAACCCTACTTCTACAGTGGGTCGTGTTTTCTCTCAAGCAGGTTGGAATGGTATCCTAGAAGAATTAGGTGAAGAAAGATTAGCCCAAGTTCTTGGTGGAACCTTAGACTTAATTGGTGACGATGAAGTTACTACACAGAATTACTTAGAAACTATTACACCTAGTATGAATCAGTTAATGGTTGAAGCGGGTATCATCTCTATAATGGGTGGTACTAAAGCGTCAGCTTCTATGGCTGTCAACTTACTAGAGACTAAACTGGGTTCTAGAGAAGCTTCTACTGAAGCAGTAAATAATATGACGGTAAGTGAACAAGAAGCTCTAATTGCAGAGCAGGTTGCTCCACGCCCTGACCCAGATAGTCCTATAGAAGACCCTGAGCCTCAAGTGGATTACACTGAGAGTACTTGGGTGAACCTAAAGAACAAACTTAAAGAGACAGGTTCTGATGTCTACATTGCTATGTTTAATGACATACAAGCTATTGAAGATGTTAGTGCACAAGCTACCAAAGCTGGTAACGTTGTGAACCCTTCAGTAAACCTAGCGAATACTGCTAGAAGACTTAGAGCTAACTCAAAGCTTATGGAACAAAACCTAATCACAGGTACCACTAGAACAAACCCTGAGACTGGCCAAGTAGATTATACTGGCTTAGGATACAGACAGATTCTAGAAGGCTGGGATGCTGTAGCTATTGGCGTTGAGCCTGATGTTAAAGTCAGAGCTGAAGATTTCAATGACTATCGTGCAGCTAAGTCTACAATGGATGATGTTCTATTAGATGATATTGAAATATCTCCTGAAGCTCAAATTAAAGCTGAGAATGATATTGTCCGACTACAGACTAAGTATGGCAAAGAAGCTGACTGGTTAGATACTATGGCCCAAGAGTCTACTCAGTATACCCAACGTGTTCTTTTGAATCTCGTGGATGCTGGTGTTATCTCTCAGGAGTTCTTTGATACTAAGATTGCAGAACGTCCTAACTACACAGTTATGAAGCGTATCTTAGAAGACGAAGTAATGAACTCTACAGGTAAGACTGTTAATCAGTTCTCTGATATTAAACAGACTGGTGATGCTCTTAAGAAACGTACTGGTTCTGATAAAGAAGTAGCTGATATTAATGATAACATCATGCAATATACTGCTGACATTATTAAGTTAGCTGAGACTGCTAAGCTTGGACAACAGATGGCACAGATTGCTGACTTCTTGCCTGAGCGTGTACAGAAGGTCGCAGGAACTCCTGGACCGTTTGATGATAAAGACCAGATACCTTATTGGGAAAATGGAGAGCTCAAGTGGTTACAAGTTGATGCTCCTTTGGTTAATGCTTTTAAACATCTAGAACGTACTGTTCCTAAAGGTGTCACTATGAAGTTCTTGGATGCAATATTTAGATTGCCTTCTACATTACTTCGTACAGGTGCTACTATTACACCTGAGTTCGCTATTAGGAACTTCCTACGTGATACTCATTCTTCCTTCATTAACTCTGGAGGTAAATTGAACCCACTAGATGTTATTGGTGGTGTTATTACACAACTAACTGATAAAGATACTATGGACCAATTCTTTAGAGATGGTGCAGGTTTTAACTCGGTTAGATTTAATAACAACGTAGAGACTGAGAAAGTCTACCGACAAATGTTAGATAACAACGGCCATGGTGACAAGTTAGCTAAATACTTAAACCCATTCTTTACTATGAATAAAGTAAACGAACTATTAGAGGGAGCCCCTCGTGTAGGTCTTTACAAGAAGCTAAAGAAAGACGGCATGACAGGTATTGAGGCTGCACTACAAGCTCGTGATATAACCTTAGACTTCCAACGTGGAGGTTCTACAGGGAGGTTCTTAAACCGTTATATTCCATTCTTCAACGCGTCCCTTCAAGGTATTGATAAGACCGCTCGTGTCTTTAGAGATAACCCAAAGGAAGCAGCGATGTGGGCTGGTTTAACAATTACAATGCCACAGGTTCTCCTATCAGGTTATTACCTATATGGTGCTGATGAAGAAACTAGAGATAAGTACTTACAACTAAGTGACCATCAGCGTGACTTAGGTTGGCCAATTATGGTCGATGGTGAAATGTACTTATACCCAAAACCATTTACTATTGGTTACTTATTTGGGTCTCTCCCAGAACGCGCTATGATTGCTTCGGCAACTAATGGTGACGATGTGGAGATGCAAGAGTTTTGGAAGACTACCTTTGGTGGAACTGTAGGAGCTACTAGTCCTATTACAAACCCATCAGGTGCTATACCTGTAGTTGCTAAGTTATTTACGGAGCTTACTTCAAACTATAGTTTCTTTTACGATGGACCTATCGTTCCTGATTATAAAGTTTCTGGTAACTCAGCCGTAGAGAAACCAGACCAATTCAATAGGAATACCTCAGAGACATCTAAGGCTATCGGTGGATTATTTAATGTGTCCCCTGCTAAGCTAGATTACACTGTAGGTTCTTTGACTGGTGGGCTAGGTAAAGATTACTTGTTACCTCTATCAGATGCTTTTGTTAGACGCTATGAGAAGTCTCAAGGTAAAGAAGTAAACAGTCCTTTAAGAACAAAAGATGACATACCAGTTGTCCGAGCGTTCGCGCAACAAGAGCCAGTAGGTTCTCGTAGTAGGTCTGTAAACAACTTCTATAAAAACCTAGAGGCTAGTTCTAAGGCTTATAATTCATATGACCAACGTCTAGAAACAGACGATGACCCAGATGGATTCTATGCTGAGAAGTCAGGATTGATTGAAGCAAGAAAACCTATGATGAAGTTCTACAAAGAAATGAGAGAATTAAATAAGGTTGTTCTATCTATTAAGGAACAACAATATTCTAATAGTGAAGAACAGCTTAATGATATTCTTGAGATAGAGCGTGAGATAACAGAAGTCGCTAAAGAAGCAAATAAAATATTTAGAGAAATAAAGAAAGATAAGGATTAAAGATGGCAGAGTCATTCGTTTCATACACTGGAGATGGTTCCACTAACCTATTCAGTATACCATTTGATTACTTGGATAACACCCACGTAACGGCATTAGTTGATGATGTATTAACTAATATTACTTTTCCCACTGTGTCACAAGCAGAATTTGATGTGGCACCTAGTAATGGGGCAACAGTAGTTATTAAACGAACGACACCCCGAACTGTACGTGAAGTCGTGTGGCAAAACGCAGCTAATCTTTCTGCTGGGGATTTGAATTTATCAGGCCTCCAGCTTCTCTTCATCACACAAGAAGCTTTTGATTCTGTAGGTACAACTTCAGAGGACGCTATCGCTGCTGGGTTAGCACGTAATGCTGCTGAGATTGCTGAGACTAACGCAGAGATTGCTGAGGCAAGTGCTCAAGCTATCTTATCTCAAATGCAGATTCTTGAGGATGACTTTGAGGACCGTTACTTGGGCCCTAAAGCATCTGACCCTACTACAGATAACGATGGAGACCCTCTCGAAACAGGAGCGTTGTATTTCAAAAACACTGTAACTAAAGGCATGAAGTTCTATGATGCCTCTACAGGTCTTTGGGAATACGTAACGACTCCTACGACTGTAGCAGATAGAAGTCTTACAGGAGTTAAGCTTGCTCTACTTACTGTATTAGGCGAGAATATCGCTGATGCTACAATAGCAGGTACTAAACTAATTAATGGTGCCATTTCGTATGCTAAAATTGCTGGAGGGTCTATAGCCACTGTAGCGCAATTAGCAGCAGGTTCCGCTTCAAGATTAGTGAGCGCTTCTAACCTTCGTACCTTCTTAAACGATTATGGTTTTGGTTTTAGTCAGACGTGGGTTACAGAAACAGCCAACCGAGATTTCGGCACTACATATACTAATAACTCCAACAAAACAATATTTGTTTCTGTAACAGGTACAGGACAAACATTCACTAACCGATTCATTTCTATTTTGGTTAACAACACTGAAATGGCAAGGGAACAAACATCTTTGAATAGTGATGGTGCATTAGCTGGTAACGTCTGCGTACCTGTTCCTAGTGGCGCGACATACAGGGTTAATACTACAGACACAACGATGACTTATTGGAGAGAATTTAAATAAGAAAGATTTAAAATGATTTTATACACAATATTGATGCTATGGCTGGCCTACTGGTCAGCAGAAAGTGGAGCATCTCTCCCATGGTCTTATCCTTGGCAGAACTTCACAAAGTGGATGTCTGAAGTGCCTGAAGCTATCCTTAGTTTAACTATTGGTTTTATTGCTACTTTTGGTTACTGTACACTTATAGGAATAAATCCCTACTGGAGTTTACTAATGTTCCCTATACCAACAGCTATTATTTATGCAGGACAACAGTCTGCTACATGGGCTTATTTACGTTGGGAAACACATACTCCATTAGTAGACAGGCAATCAACACTACGCGGTTGGAACGATTTCGTAGCAGGTCTATTAGGTTGGAAATCAGGAGACGAAGGATATTCATGGGTCTGGGCTGCAACTAAAGGGTTCATCACTACTTTACCTGTAGGAGGATTAGGAGTTATCTTCTTCCCTCTAGCGCATGAATTAGGTTCTCATGCACGTGATAAGTTACCAGGTGAGGCTAATATGTGGAAAGAGCTGGCAAGTGGATTTGGCTTAGCCGTTCCTTGTATCATCTTCCTAGAAATAATTAAATTAATATGAGAGATAAACGGATGAGTAAAGAAACATTAGAAATAACTACTTCAGGTTCCATAGGAATCTTAGGGATAACTTTGCCTAATCTAGAAGCAACCTCTCAGTTCTTCATGGGTATGACACCTATACTATCGTTCTTCCTAGTCTTAGTGCCTACAGGTATCTGGGCTTGGTTTAGAGCTATTAAGTATGTGAAGGATTACTACTCTAAAGAGGATTAGATATGGGATTTAAAACGAAAGCTCTAACAGGTGTCGCTATGGCTTCTATTGCTGTAGCTACGCCTACAATAGCACACTGGGAAGGTTTCCGTGGGAAGCCTTACAAAGACATTGGTGGTGTTTGGACTGTCTGTTATGGCGAGACCAAGAACATTGATAAGTCTCGTGTTTACACAGAAGCAGAGTGTGACGAAATGTTAGCAGATAGAGTTCCTGATTATTATTATGCTATGGATAGGCACGTTAAGATTGACATCCCTATAACCATGAGAGCGTCTTTTACATCCTTTACGTACAACGTGGGGGAAGGTGCTTTCAAACGTTCAACTTTGCTGAAGAAGGTAAATAGAGGGGACTTGAATGGGGCGTGTAACGAATTAACTAAATGGTCCTACGTTGGAAAGATGTGGGTCCGTGGATTAAACAATAGGCGTAAAGCAGAATACAAACTATGTACTGCCGAACTATAAGGAGATAAATATGCCAGCATTACTATTAAGATTTCTACCACATATATTAATAGTAGCATCCATTCTAGGATTGCTTGGATATGTCTATTCAAAAGGTAGAACAGATGTAAAGAGAGATGTCGAGGTGACAACTCTTAAGAAAACCGTAAAGGACCAGGAGGCTCTAAATGAAATCCGTAACAATCGCCCTAGTGACACTGACTTGCTTGACAGCTTGCACAACGGAACCTTCTAGAGCCTTACCAGACATCGTGGCATATGACCAGTTGTTCTTAGACAAGATGCACAAAGAGATTCGGACTGAGGAGGTTCCAGCTTTAACAGAGGCTATGAAAGACTACAAGATTATGAGGGACCAAACTAGAAAACTAAAGGAAGAAAACTAATGCCAAGAGCACATTTAAAAGAAGACGAAAATATATTTGAACCAGAACTAACACCAGTAACTTTAAAACTATCAGGAGAAGAACATAGACCTGAAGTTCCTATGCCTATCAGTAATGCTGCTGCAGGAACTACTATTACTACAGGGCACGACTTAACTAAAGGTGGAAAGTTAATCATAACTATGAAGGACGTAGGAGGTCTTAATGCAGGACGCCCTTGGCCTGACAATTCTTTAGATATTAAAGCTATTACGGATGTAGGACAGTTCTTCATATGGAACTTTGACAATGATTACGTCACAGTAGTCATTGTAGACGCTGAAAATGGTATATTAAGATTTACAGACGCAGGACGTGAAGCCGAGTATGTAGCATCTACATCCTTTGAGTTAGGTTAAACTATGGATGAACAGAAACTAATAAGCCTCTTTGACTCTTTAGCTGATGATTTCGCTAAGATGCTCAAAGAAGGCACTATGACTCCTGCAGACCGTAAGACACTCTTACAGTTTCTTGCAGATAACAATATAAACTGTGATGGTAATATGAACCCTAAGATTAAGAATATCTTAGATGATGTCCCATTTCAGGATGAAGAAAGACCAACAACACAATAAGGAAAAACAATGACTACACAATTTGAAGACTTATCACATCCTACACAAGCTGAAGTAGTAGTGCCAGATGACGCTGCTAATCTACCACACGCAGGTATTATATACGTAGGTGGTGATGGTGATATCGAAGTTATTACATCAGGTGGTGACACAGTAACATATGTAGGATTGAAACAAGGAACTTGGCTTCCTGTTCACGTCACACGTGTTAAAGCTACAGGAACAACCGCAACAAACTTAATAGTTAATTACTAAAATAAAAGGATACTATAATGTTCATAGGAACCCCCATAACAACCTTAAACTCATTAGGTCCCCTATTGGGGGGCTCCTCTACCCCCGCTTTCACTGATTTTGAATATGATATAAATACCCATTATTTTGATAATGTAGACCTTTCTAAAATTCAAGTATCAGAGATACCAGGAGCAGAACAAGTAGCCACAAATATTACAGCTACACTTGGTGGTAAAACTATGAGCAACGATACGTTAGATTATTGCCCTCTAGTTACCCCTAACGGTTTTAACTTTAATAAAGACACGGAACGTCAACTAAGGATGGATGACGTATCAGGAATAACAAACGCGACTGACGGTTATTACTTCGCTTGTAATGCTCAAATAAATACAAGTGACTGTACTTTATGGAGTATGTACCGACCTGCAGGGTCTCATGCCAGTCGTGGTCGTATTAGTATCACAGGTTCGAGAAACTTTGCCTTAAGATTTGGGGACAATGATGGGGTTGAGAACTGGGTGGCTTTCACGCGAAACACTAACATAACCTACGGTCAATGGCATACCTTTGAGGTGTTATTTGATGTCGCTAATAAAATCGCTAGGTTCTGGATAGATGGTGTTGAAGAAACTAACTTACAGTTCGACGCTGCTGATACACGAGTTATTCAACCAACTCTACCAAATAGCGACCCAAACACAGTGACTATGGGTAACTCCCCTGGCACTAATGCGACCAAGAGTTCTGATGGTGGTATTCAAAAAATAATCTTCCAAAACTCAGTACCCACAGAACAGATGAGATTATCTCAATCCAACTACCTTAACACAGAAAGACCTTCCTAATGGCTGAACAAACTTATAAATACATACAGTTCGACCCTAATCTTAGAGCTGAATACGGAGGTGATGTTATAAACACATCCGATATGGATTCTTGGGTCTGTACTACACGACACATCTCTAACAATTTAGACTTAAGGTCTCTAGGGTTAAGACATTTGTGTCGTATAGGTCGAGACGGTAACGATGTTTATTGGTATAGAATTTCAGATAACCTATATCCTGCTATCATCCCGTACTTAACTCCCTTTGAATTATCTACGGTAACTAGTGTACAACCTACGCCCTTCACAAGACTAGGTGTAGGTGCTAGGTACGCACCGCCACCTGGTAAGAAAACAGTTTATATCCGTGGCGACAGTATCTCTTTCGGGGTCTTTGGAAACCCAACGAATAGTGCTTGGGGTAAGACTATAACAGACATAGATACTAATGTTGAAGTATCAGATGGAAACAGAGTGTCTGAAGGAGATTCATACCACTTTGCGAACCTATCAAACGGCAGTAATAGCTGGGCTAATACATCTACTTCTAATAACTTTAATACCTACTTCTACCGCGAAGACTTAAGGTTTAACCAACACACTAGAACTCTTGATTTAAAAGATACTATATTCTTCTATGGTTTAGGTAGTAATGATTTAGCTTATGACCTTACTTTAACAGCGCAACAATGCTGGGATAGAGCTGCTGAGTTTATAGGCCGTGTAGCAGCACAAGATAGTAGTTGCATCATTATTATAGGTACTATTATAAAACGCGGTACTAACGCTGCTCTCAACGCTCGGATTGATGCCTACAATAATCTTGTTAGAGCTAACTACTTAGTAGCAGGAGCGCATGAGATAGCTGACTTTGAAGCAGATATCTCAGAGATGAACATCGCAACAGGCGACACCACAGACACAACTATTTATGCGGACGGTACTCACCCCACTAACGAAGTGGGTTACGGGCTGATGATGCCCGTAGCAAGGAGTGCTTTACAGAGAGCAGAACAACTATGAAAGACTTAGTACTAGCAATATTATTCCTCGGTTTACTCGGGGACCCCGCTTACGCAAAGAGACACCCAGTGACACAAGATGTTACTGAGGTGGACCCTTGTCAAGAGCTTAATAACACACTACCTCCTCATCTCAAAGCTATTGAGGTGGGGCCAGACCAATGCATGATTGTGAGGAGATAACTTATGCAAGAGATAAAGTCATTTAAGAATTTTCTATGGATTATATGGAGTCATTTGAACCTCCCTGACCCAACACCAGTACAGTATGACATCGCAGATTATCTGCAGTATGGACCGAGACGTAAGACTATAACTGCGTTTCGTGGGATTGGTAAGTCATGGATTACAAGTGCATATGTCCTTTGGAGACTCTATAATGACCCTCAGGTGAACATCATGGTTGTGTCAGCTTCTAAGGACCGCTCGGATGCTTTCACCACATTTACCAAACGTCTAATATCAGAAGTGCCTCTCCTTGAGCATCTGAAGCCCAGAGAAGGCCAAAGAGATTCTATGGTAGCATTTGATGTAGGACCTGCTGGAGCCTCTCACGCACCTTCTGTGCGCTCTGTAGGCATCATGGGGCAGATGACAGGTGGTCGTGCTGATGAAATCATCGCAGATGACGTGGAAGTTCCAAACAACTCTGACACTGTTACGATGAGATTAAAGCTTGCCGAACGTGTTAAAGAGTTCGATGCTATCTTGAAGCCTGGTGGTAAGGTTACATATCTAGGAACGCCTCAGTGTGAGGACAGTCTCTATAACGAACTTATGAAACGTGGGTACGAGAAACGTATCTGGCCAATGGAAGTACCTGATAAAGAGTATATGGAAGAATATGGACACCTTATGACTCCTTGGGTACACGATACGATTGCCAATGACAACTTAGACCCTGGAGCTCCTTTAGAGCCCTCTAGGTTCAACTTACTAGAAATAGAGGAGCGTAAGCTCTCCTATGGTAAGTCAGGGTATGCACTACAGTTTATGTTAGACACAGCTCTATCAGATGCTAATAAGTACCCTTTAAAGCTTGCAGACCTCATTGTAACTGATGTGGACTCTGATAAAGCCCCAAGTTCTATCATATGGTCTAACGACCCTGTTAGAGCTATCCAAGACATCCCTTGTGTTGGTATGGGTAGAGATAGGTTTTATATGCCTGTGTCTACTTCAGAGACTTGGTTGCCCTATGATGGCGCAGTAATGACCATTGACCCTTCTGGTCGTGGTAAAGATAAAACAGCCTGGAATGTAACAAAGCATTTAGCAGGTAATATTTGGTTGACAGCTCACGGTCAGCTAGACGGAGGATATAGTGATGAAGTATTGGAGTACCTCGCAAAAGTTGCGAAAAATCAACAAGTTGCAGGAATCGTGGTCGAGAGCAACTTCGGGGACGGTATGTTCTCAGAACTCTTTAAGAAAGTCTTGGGTCGTGTCTACCCTACCACCATTGAAGAAGTTAGACAACACACCCAAAAGGAACTACGGATAATAGACACCCTAGAACCTATTATGAACCAACACAGGCTCATAGTGGACCGTAAGGGTATCGAAGCTGACTACAGGGAATTTAATACAGATAAGACCCATCAGTTCCGTATGTACTACCAGATGACTAGGATGACCAAAGAACGTGGTGCTTTATTGCATGATGATGGTATTGATTGTCTAGCTATGGCCGTACAATATTGGGTAGACCAGATGTCTTTAGACCAAGAAGAACAAGATAAGTTATACCATGATGAACGTAAAGAATTAGAGCATGAACAATTCATAGAAAATCACATACTCAATAATTCAAGTAAATCAAGGTCTTCATGGATAAAGTGACCTTAATGGCTACTAAAAGGTATAAGGGGCGAACCTATAGATATACTATATAAGTATACCCTAATGTATACATAAGGATATCCTTAAGATAACCTAAGGTATCTATAGACATCTTAAGAACCTAATGTTATTTTGAAGGAGATAGATTAATGTTTATTATTAATAAAGATACTATTAAGGTAGGTGGTAATACATATACCTTAATACAACATGATACAAACTATCTTAATGAAGAAGGTGTACATGGACTATGTGACTGTACTAAACTAGAGATACACATAGTGTCTGGGGACCTCCCTAGAGATGTCATTAGGAATACCTTAATACATGAGATACTTCATGCTATTTATCGTGAATATGATATCAGTGATGAAGATGATGAAGAAACAACAGTAACTAGATTAGCTAATGGATTGTGTCAGGTTTCTCTTGACAACCCTTGGATAGCTAAGATATAACATACAGAACACCAGAGATGACTAAGTACGCTGGTGTTACTGCTAAAGTCCTGCTCTACCTTTCTGGGTATCAGGCATCTAAGACCCTACCAAGGGCAGCAAGCTCAAAGAGTTTTCTCGTGGATACTGCAGGTGAAACGAGATTAACAGTACAAGGATACTGGCGAAGCCTCTGCTTAGAAATTCATAGCGAGTGTCATAGGACAACTTGGGTTCATTCCCCGAGCAGAAGGGTGCAAGTCCCTTACACGCCACCAATTCAGTAGAGTGTACTGGTTTACCACACGGCAAGAATAAGACAGCCCACTGTGCGAGGTTCAAATCCTCGGCTCCGCACCATTCATAAACAGGAGAAGTACATGACCTTAGAATTTAAAATAGAAGCTACCCTAGATAAAACCTTAGACGAAGCTAAAGAGTACCTAGAGAAACGTATTGAAGATGCGCTAAACACAACACACGCTGGGTACCTATCTAAACAATTAAAATCAAAAATTGATAACCTGAAGCCAGGTTTTAACTGTCTTCCTAATTAACAATCTATAGGAAAATAACATGAATACAACACTAAACGTACCTGATGAAGACCTAATAAAACATAAGGTCCTTACGAAACAAGAGTTATCTAAATACTCCAACCTATCCATAAAGTCCTCAGATGGCCATGAGAAATGGTTGTTCCTTCATACTGTACAGACGAAGATACTGGATGCTGTCAGTAAAGGGATTGTATCTGAGGTAGAACAAACCATCAGTGAACCTAAAGAAGCCCCAGCTATCCGAGGAGCTAACTGATGGATTTACAAACAATTACTGAATTTATTATGGTTGGGTGTATACTAGCCCTAGCTTGTTTAGCTATGATGGACCTATAAGAGACGAGAGGATACCTTAGAGACGTAAAAACTGTTAAGGTATCCAATCATACATGAAAATTACTAAGAGGTCTGTAGAGGCTTCTATGAGCTTATTAAGAATGATTATTAAATAGAGGATTAAATGACATATACTTATAGTTTTAATATTGAATACATTAAAGAAAAAGAGGCTTACTATAGTTATCTAAAGGTTACTAATGGTAATCAAGCAGGTACTTTTATGTACCACGACCAGTTTCACCCTGAATTTCCTAGAGATATCTCAAAGGTCATTAGGACTCATTTGGATATAATTAACAGAGCCATACCTACAAAGGGTTTTCAAAAAAAATTACCAAAAATGTGAGTAGCCTTTAACTATATAATGGTATGAAAATACCCCCATACCCTTCGCCTAACTAGACTTTATGTATACATTTTATGCTATAAAGGTCATCTATAGGGCTTATCCTATTGATATCATTAACATTCTGATGGATAACATATCCATATGACTGCATAACAGTACATATTGTAGGATTATATGCCTATAATTGTATGGACGTGTGAATGTCAAAGAATATATTTTTTTATTTATTCATTAATACCAAGCTCCCAAGACATCCCTAGGTTATCCCAAGCTATCCCTAAGTAACACTAAGATATCCATAACCAACCTAAAACAACCACAATTAACACTATAACATTATATAGGAATATACTCCTCTCCATAGAGCCACGCACAGCCCTTTAAAAGATATTAATGAACAATCACCCACGGAATATTTAAGGCTCTCTATGAGCTCCTATGATAATCATATAGAAGCTCGTACAGCGTCCTAAATATGGCGTGTATGATTGCCTATAGAGGTGTCTTAAAGTGTCTGTATGAGCTCCTATGAGCCTGAATATATTCCTAAGATAACCGTATTATCCTATGTTCTCATTATGTTCTATTTATTATGTTATATTGTGGTATCCCTGGATTATTAAATAAAAGCAGGGTGTTATACTATTATTCTCTTTAAAGGGATACCCCGCTTTTTTATATATTATATGTGATAGGTATAATACAAGTTCAATTAAGTACAATTTATACTTGTTATTTATTTTAAAATTATTTGTTTTTTTTTGTTGACACGTTATATGGTTTTCATGTTATACTTAGGTATAAGTTAAATAAGAAAGGACTTACACAATGGCAATAGTAAATACAATAACAGACGTTAACAAATTATATCATGACTTAAAGAGTATGGGACGTGATAACTTTAGTTATGCAGGGGCTGCAGCTTTATTCATTCACTTGGATGATTTAAGTGACGACATGGGCGAAGACATGGAGTATGACCCTATAGCATGGTGTTGTTCTTATACAGAGTATGACAGCTTGCAAGAATTTAATGAACAATATAATAGTGCTGACCCTTTCGAGTCATGGGACGAGGTAGCGGAGAACACAATAGTTCTTAAGCTTATCTCGGGTGCTATAGTAGCCAACTTTTAATATTAACCAATAAGGAGAACCACAAAATGCCTAGTACGGACAAACTATCTAATTATAAAACAACTATTCACACGGATGACCAAGGCTATACAACTGTTATCTATACCAATACAGCTATAGTCAAGTTTAATGGTGATAACATTATATTAAACAGCGGAGGCTATGAAACCGTGACAACTAAACGCAAGATGAATCAAGCTTCAAATCAATTTAACTTACCTTATGGAGTATTTCAAAAGGATTTTAAATGGTACGTAGACACTCAGACAGGTCGCCACGACTTTGAAGATAATATGAGTGTTAATCAAATCACTGGAGAGGTTTCTTATGTGTAACGAAATGCAATACATGAATAATAAATATACCACAGATAAGACATTAAAAGAGATGAGACGCAATAGAGAAGCCGAACGCTATCTTAAGAAGAAACAACAGGACAAGCTAAATAAAGCCTTAGCAATATCGTTTGGTTTATGCCTTAGTGTCTTTTTATTAATGTTTATTTACTATTAAGGAGATTAAACGATGACTGAACAAGATAGAATTTATATATTATCTTTACTATATAGAGAGCGTGAAATACCTCATTCAAAATCAAGTTCTTATGCTTGGAATGACTCCCACACAAAACAAAAGGAGAATTAAAATGACTAAATTAAGAGAACGAAACAAACAAGAAAACGGAATCAGCGTTATATATGCCAAGCAAGGCAAGAAGAACATAGTACGAGCTTATAACTTCGTTACGGATACCTTACTATATAAAAGGTTATTTGATGACGCGAATAGCGCGAATAATATGTATGAGAACATTATATTTGATAAAGATGAGCCTAGCGGGTTGAGAGGTCGCTACGATTATCTAACATATTCTTTAAATGAGGGCTTTACAAAATGATTGTATTAAGTTTATTCGATGGGATGTCATGTGGGTATGAGGCGTTAAAACGTGTAGGGATACCAGTGACAAAATACTATGCTTCTGAGGTTGACAAATACGCCATACAGATAGCCAAGAAAAACCACCCTGATATTATACATTTGGGGGATGTTCAGAACTGGCGGGAATGGGGCATAGAACATCCTGACTTGATTATAGGGGGCTCACCATGTCAAGGGTTTAGCTTTGCGGGTAAACAGCTTGCATTCGATGACCCTAGGTCACAACTATTCTTTACTATGATGGATATTATTAAGCACTTTAAGCCTTCTTATAGATTTCTTGAGAATGTTAATATGAAAGCTGATTACTTAGAAATCATTAGTAATTACATGGGAGTTGAAAACGAAAAGGTTAACTCTTCCCTAGTATCCGCTCAGAGTCGTAATAGACACTATTGGTTTAACTGGGATGCCCCAACGCCAGAGGATAGAGGGATAATGCTTAAGGATATCGTTCTTGATAATACTATTCCCGTGGCGATTCATAATATATATGGAGGGTTTAAAGAAAATAATGTAAGAGTATTTGAGAATAAAAGCCCGACACTCCGAACGGCTGCAGGTGGTGGTCATATCCCATATTTTGTTAAAGAGGATTTATTGCATACTGAGAAAGCCTTAGAATATATGGATAGGACAGTCAAGGGAGGGCGTAATCACTGGGACTTTAAGCACCACTCAGATATAAGAGAGGATAAGTCTAGTACAGTCGTGGCGAATTTCTTTAAGGGTGTCCCTTATAACGTCTTTAAGGATTGGGATTGTATTCGTAAATTCCACCCTGTAGAATGTGAGAGGCTTCAAACGTTACCTGATGGTTACACCGAGGGCGTTAGTAATACCCAACGGTATAAAATGATTGGTAATGGGTGGACAGTTGAACTCATTGCCCACTTATTTAAACATATGCCTAGACAACATTAAAACATTACTATATAATTAAACGCACTTGATGATTCGTGCAAACTGAAAAGGATAAATTACTATGAAAGTTATTACACCAAAAGAAGATAAGAAAGTAACACAACCCATTACTATAGAGTTCTCGGGACAGGAAGTACAACAGCTTCTAGGTCTAGTGGGGGCGATGACTATTGAGGATTTTGAGAGCCTTGTGAAACAACCTGGGAGCTTATCTATTAAGAAGTTTAGTATTACAGCAGACCAACTTGATGGTTTTACAGATAACTTGTTTGAGGTTCTTATTGACCATGTAGAAAGAGATTAGCATGAAACTTAGATATGCAATAGCACGTTGCGTTCTCATAGCGGACTATTTGAAACCTAATAAACTCTATAAGATAGAGCAGTGGAATAGAGATGGGACTTTTGCTATACTTGATGAGGAAGGCGAAAGGATACTATGTGACCGCGCTCAATGTTATCACCTATTTGAAGAAGCTTGGGAGATACAAACATTAACTTGCGAAAACCAGGATAATGTGATAGTATTACCAGAGGGCTTTAATGAAAGACTAAAGGAGGCTAGTTGAATGGGATATTGTAGAATAGATAATATTGAGACTGGGGAAGTAGAACTAGAGGTAGGCGTTAGACCTTTAAATCAAGAGGATGACGATTATATTAACAAGAGTACTGGTACGGCTTTTAATTCAATGAAGCCGAATGATTATATAGAAAGGATGAAAGATGAGTAACGAACTAAAAGGAGTATACGTATCTGTCCCTGTGGCAGTACGAGCGTTCCAATGGTCTATCGGGATGAAAACCCAAGACTTCCCTGCGTGGTTTCGTAAGATGGTGCTAGAGGGTAACGCCTCAGTAACTATTGCGTCCACTCAGATGTCTATAGAATCCGATGGTGACGCTTTAATAGGTACAAAGAAAGTAGAGAGCTCAGAGGATAACAAAATAACTCTTAGCAATAAGCGCGGAGAATACTATGGACTTCCTAAAGACTGGGTAGTGGCTGATGAGTATGGTCATGTGTTCGTTGTGTCACAAAAGACATTTAATGAACGTTATAAATCTGTTAAATATTAAAAGGAGGAAAGAAATGAGCTATAAGAACAACCTAAAGAACCCTAATAGACGTAAGGAAATCTTAAGTAGACGTGAGACAGGAGTGTTTCCTAAGATACCCTTTGACGCTCTTAAGAAACCTGTAGCGTACTATAGAGCAGGAACGCCTATGAAGTTATCTAACCGCAATGCCGTTATGCGACACCTTGTTAAGTACAAGGAGTTATTCTCTAAGAAAGAACTAGAGGGCTTGTATAATACAATTAGAAATGGTATGATTAATCGTCAAACTTTATTAAATATTGTTAAGGAGAAAAGTAATGTTAATTCGTAAGACAATTAAAACTAAACGTGAAGTAGAGAATAACGTTAGAGTAGTAACTATGACTAGTACGTGGTGGTTCTTAATCTTTCCCATTGTTCGTATGGATAGAATAGTGTGATACTTTGTATCTGTAATAACCTAACACCTCAGGAGTTATCCAAATTGACACCTGAGGAATATGAAGAAATCGTGCAATGCGGTAAATGTAGAGACAACTGGAAGGAACTAAGAGATGATGCAGAGGGAGGAAAAGTCATGAAGAGAACGTTAGTTTATATACTTTGGGATACAACAACAGATAGAATGTTTACACCTAGGTCTGGTAAGTTCATTTGGAAAAGGTCCAGTCATGCTAAAAATGCGTGGAACGCTTCCGAGGCTAGAAGTTACAAAGATAAAGTTTTTAGCAAACAAACTCGTTATCAATGTAGAGAACTTATTTTAGACCTAACAACCTATATGGAGGTTTGAAGATGAACGGAGCGATACCTATAGGGCTGTTACCTTGCCCTTATAATAAAGATAAGCTTATACGTGATTGTTGTTTTGAATGTAAGGAGAAATGTAATGAAGCTGAAGGAACTAGAAAAGAAAGTATGGGACAGGTACTGGAAGAAAGCGAAGTCAGCTAAGTCCATGAGTTCTCGTTTGGGAGGCGTTATCGACTTCTTCGGAGACCGTACGGACATCTCACAGATTCAACAGACAGACCTAGATGACCTTATAGACCATTGCTTATCTATCGGTAATACTGCAGCCACTATTAATAGAAAGCTAAGTGTGTTCTCTAAGATGCAACAGTTCGCTTATGATAGAGGTTACACAGATAAGCTATTGAAGCTTGAGTATCAGAAGGAAGCTCCAGGTAGGATTAGATTCCTAAGTAAGGCTGAGGAGGGTATGTTATTAATAAAACTCTCTGAAGATTATGAAGACGTAGCTATTTTTATTATGGTCATGATAGACACAGGATTACGTCCTTCAGAACTTCGGTCCTTGGTAGCTGAGGACATTCAACCTGATTGGGTTTTGGTTAGAGAAACCAAGAATGGATTAACAAGACGTGTTCCTCTAACTAAAAGAGCAAAGACTTGGTTACACAGTAATCGTTTTAAAAGAGTATCTGC